TCGATGGTCGCGTACTTGATCACCATCTCATCTGCATTTACAAGCCCGACCAGATCTATCCTCTCAGCCTTGATCAGTGCCTTATCCGGTGTCAGATTTATTTCTGCAATAAGATTATCTTTCGATACCTTTAATTCAACCTCTCCTGCTACCACTTTTATCTCTGTAGATAAGTCATTTTCGATATCTTTCATTTCCAGCCGGGTCTCTTCCACTGTCCGGGTAAGGACATTCGACTTACCCTTCAATTGGATGATGGACTTCATAATGCCATTGACCTGTCCGGTCCTGTATTCCTCGCCCTCCGCCGTATAGCTGTCACGAAGTGCCTGTATGCCTTTTAATGTGCGCTGCAGGATATAGGTATAAATGGTCTCCCGAGTCGTGTGCAACAAGATGCCATCCCCTACCTCCAGGCAGGGATTGCCGCGGGCTTCCACCTGTGCCGGACGGTACCATACGACTCCAATCACGCTGAGGACGTTGTCTGCGATGGTCTGCAGGTCTGCAGCAGACTTGCCATACACCAAAAAGTTGTCCTCTATGATGTAACAGTTATTGCCAGTACCGGAGATAGCACCGATGTCGTTCTCTTCCTGCCGAATCTGTAACTTATCAATGTGCTGAACTATGAAATCCTCATACTGGCAGGAGATATAATTGCTCCTGGATACCTCCGCTGTTCCCATCGGATCTGCAGGATAAAGGTCATCTGACGGATACAGATCATCCGCCGGATACAGCCCCTCTATCATCTGCTCCAGCACCACATATCGCAACTTGCCTGCTCGGGTAATGTGTCCAAAGCAGCCATTGATCTCGCAGATGGCTTCTATAACCGTCTTTCCTGGGAGTTCTCCGGGATCTATGGTTTTTTCTACCACCATATCATCGTTAACCAACGTAATTTCTTCCTGCTCCACGCCGACATATGTGCAAAAGTTATCCCGGAACTGCCGAAGAGTTATCGGAAATGTCAGGCTGTTATACCACGCAGCCACATCTGTATTCAGGATGTCGTACATAGCATCGTATGCTACGATATCCCGATATCTTCTATCTGCCGTAGGTACATCAGAATCCACTTTATAAACTCCCATCATAAAAGGAGCCTCATCGGCTCCTTCCAATGTTACTGATACTGATATCTTTTTCCCTGCAAGAGGTACTACCCGTTCCCTGACCCTCAATTTGAAAGTACTCGCCTCACATCTGCCAAAACTTATTTCACTCTCTGAGCATAGTCTCTCTGTGAGTTCTGCGCTTTCACCTTTCCAGTCCTCCTCATTCAGCACACTTCCATCACTACATTCAATCTGCATTTTTTTGGAAACAGATGTGTCATTATAAATATCTTTATATTTGTAATCTACCATGTCTCCTCCTTAATACTCTATGAATGCAACACGCAGAGGTTTATACTCAAGCTCCATGCCGTTCCACGACTTCGTTTCTACTGTATAATTCGGCACATACATTTCTCCCGTCTTATATTCTCCGGTGTTCACATCAAAGTATGTGACTAATGCTTTCCTTTCCTTCACATTTATGTATGCAGTTTCCAAAGCCTGCAGAAAATCTGTCATTTCTGCAGACTCCATAGGAATTGTATTGAACTCTATTTTGGTTGTATAATGGTCTGCGACCTCACGGTATAACTTATTCAATCCATTTCTGTCAGAATCCAAGTCTGCTCTCTGTTCTGGACTTACCTTATAATTTTCGATATCCACATATTTCGAAATATCTGTATCTCCTACTTTTAACAGCCACCCTTGAAATGCCATTCTGTTGCCTCCTTATACATCCAGCAACAGGTAATTTCCGGTTGCCTTAAAATACTCCCTGTTTACCTTTTTCAATAATTCCGCAAATTTCACGCCATTTATTTCTATCGTATTTCCAGAAGCTATGATTCTGATGATGGTCTCCAAAAGTGTAATGATCTTATCCAGCTTTTCCGCGGAAATGGTTCCTCCAGATCCTGCCGCAGCCTGCGCTGCACTCAGTGCCATTTTCTGTAACTTATCTTCCGGTGATACAATTTCTCCCTGATGCCTATTATCACCGATCATGGCAAGCTGTGGCGTATTAGCCTTGACATATCCACCGTTCCACAATTTAGGTATCTGCGGTGGATCACTCGGCATTTCGAAGCCCCAGTCTTTTCCAACCAGATCTCCTGCCTTCTTTGCGACGCTTCCGATGCCATTTACCACATTGCGTAGTGTAGAATATATCAGTGAAATCATTGCATTCACACCGTCAATAATAAGATTACATACTCCCTTGATAGATCCCCAAATTGCTTGCCAGATTCCATCCGTAATTTTTTGTAAGCCTTCCCATGCCTTTTTCCAGTTGCCTGTAAACACTCCGGTGAGGAAGTCCAACAGTCCTCCCAGTATTTTCATGGCTCCAGATATAATGTCTGACACGGTTGCGAATACGGTACTCATGATGTTTATCACAATGTCTGCCACCTGCTTGATTGTCGGTGCCAGATACCCAATAATTGGTTTGATTACGGTACTCCACGCGGCTGCAAGGAAATCGCCTACTGAGCTGATCAGATTAAGAATGTTATCCCATAGTGGTCTTAGATTTTCTTCCCATAATTCCTGTAACGCTTCCTTTGCATGATTCAGTACCGGCATTGCAATATCATTCCACAGTTCTAAAACCGTCTTCTTGATATCATTCCAGGCATCTACAATGTTTCCAAAGGTACTGCTTCCCTGAGACTCCCACCAGTCTGTAAGAGAGCTACCAAGTTCTTCAACAATTTTTCCTGCCAGTGATGCACATTCTCCACCGAATTCAAACAGATCTGTGAGTGTACCTTCTATCAGCTCCTGATTGTCTTTCATCCACTGGGATGTGTGTTCTGTGGAAATTTCAAACCCTTCCGCGAAGATTGTTCCCAGTGACATTCCAAATCCAGTACATCCAGTCAGAATATCATTGATTCCGTTTGCAATATCAGGTCCTGCTTTATCCAGTGCCCCGAGCAGATTATTGTATATCTGCTCATTGATATCCGTAAGATTTGTAAATCCGTTCGCAATAGACTGGCTTACATCACTGCTCCAGGATTCTATCTTTTTCCTGTTGCGCTCCAGATAGCTTGCAATTCCATCCAGCCCTAGGTCTACCGCCTTGGCTGTAACAGCAATCTTATTCCCGATTCTGTTTCCGAGATATCCTCCCAGCGGATCCATGATTGTCTCAATGTTTCTGACTGTAGTTTTGGCCAATGGATCCATCTGAGCCATGATTCTTGAAAAATTATCCTTCAGATTTCCGAAATCAATCTTTTTCAGACCATTGTTGAACTGATCTGCAAAATTTTTGACACCGGGAATCTTGAATGCATCTGAGAGTTTTTTCGAAATTTTATCCACACTGGCTTCAACTTCCTGCGTGGAAGTCTGCAAACCAGCAATATCTATTCCTGAAGATCCTCCGGATGCCGAAGAGGAATCTGTCTTCTGGGAGAGCAAATCCAATTCATCAGTTGGAAGTAATCCACCTAACTTTTTAGCTGCTTTTCCCGCGGCATTAATATTATCACTGATTCCGGCAGACGCAACCTCTGCAGCCGCCATGCCTGTGGCTACATCATTACCCTTCTTCCCGGCAAATTTATCCGTAAATGCTTTAAATACATTCGCCAGCTGTACCAGTTTTCCCATCAGGGTATTGATCACCTTGATTGCCGGTGTCAAGACGTTGATCAATCCCTGACCGATTGCCGCCATAAAAGACTCAGTCTGCAGCTTCAGGATTCTGACCTGATTGGCCCAGCCATCAGAAGTCCGCATAAAGTCCCCGGATGCCGTCGCCAGTTTACTCTGAACAAAGGAATACCGTAGGGCTACCTTTTCTGCCTCCGACATAGCCGCAGTGGTCTTCCCGTAGCCGTTGACCATAGCATAGGCATCCAGTGCCGTCTGTGTCATGACGACACCAAGATCTTTCAGACTCTCTGTTTCTCCAGTGAATACCGATTTCAGCTTTGTATATGCTTCGTCCTGAGATATGTTATAAAAGGATGCCACATCTCCCGCCAGTCCTGTCAGAGTGGTAGACATATCGTATGCCTGCTTCTCGCTGAATCCGAAAGCCTTGGCCATTGCACCGAAGGTTCCTGTGTACCTCTTGGCCATCGTCTCGGACAGTCCAAATGCAGTTGCGGCATTATGCGCAAATTTATCTACCTGCTTTGACATTGCCGGGAATGTTACGTCCACAACATTTTGCACTTCACTCAGATCTGATCCCAGTTCGATACACTTCTCACTGAAATCTACGAGCTTTTTTACAGCAAAAGCGGCAGCCAGTTTCTTACCTACTTTCGTAGCCAGGCTCTGGATGCCGCTCATCTGCTTATTAAAGTCCTTTTTATTTACGACCAGATCTAATCCGATCTGTCCAACGCTTGTAGCTTCACTCATAACCAGCCTGCCTTCTAAGACAGGCACATCGGCACAGCGTCTTATAACTTCAACTCAAAAATCTTTTTACAGTCCTTATTTTTACAGCGGAAATAAATTCCTCTGCAATGTGCATCTTCCGTCTGCATTGCATTCACCGGATGCCCACAGTAAGGACACACTACTTTTTTCTTATCTACTTTTTCAATGTATATCGCCCCCTGCCAGAGAAATGAACGCATTCTTCAGTTGATCAAGTACTGCTGCCATATTATCAGGCGCTACCTTTTTTGCTCTGTTTGCACGCCATTCATTTCTGATTCTGTGCTGTTCTGGAGTAAAATGGTCTAAGATATCCTTATCCTCCTCGGCCCTGATTGCTACGATCCGTCCCAGCGGTGTCTCCGGTCCGATTCCGATAAGAAGATCCCTAAACTCATCCCACTTCATGGTATCAATTTCTTTCGACAGCCGTATCCCGTACTGAGCCTGGAAGGATGATACGATCAGACTGTAATCTCCGATCAGATCATAGTACGGGTCACTGCTCTCCCGGCTCTTCATCTCCCGTGATCAGGTCTACTGCTGCCATGATGATCGTCTGTAAATCCTTAAACTGGAGATTCAGTTTATCGATCTTTTTCCGATCCTTCTCATTGAAAATCAGTTCATATACCGCCAACACTTCTTTAGCTGATGTACCCTTCGAAAAAAGGCCCATGATCTTCAGTACAGTGGCTG